CGCACCTACAACCAGGCAGGCGACGGCGGATTCACCATCGACAACGCCACCAACCGCATCAATTTCAACTTTCCCCTTGCTGGGGAAAATGTATTGGTGCGACAATACCAAGCCACCTAAATGGATGCCTTGGCATTGGAGGACATTAAAAGCCTCTATGAGTTCTACAGCGAAATGCACAGCCACAACCCCGCTAATCCTGCAATCATTGAACGGATGTGGTTTTTTGAAAAACTGTTTTTTGAAAAAATATGGCCGTCCAAATTGGCATACCAGCCGCCGAGCTAAAAGCCGCCCTCGGAAAGCTGCGGGCACTAGGCACGGTGGTAACGAAAAAGGAACGCAAGCAGGTACTGCGCAAAGGCGCAACCATCCTGCGGAATGCCGCACGGGAAAACGTGCCCATCGCCGCCGAACCCTACAAGGACAGCAAGGGCAATACCATACAGCCCGGCCTCGTCCGTGATGCCGTGCAGATTCGCAACTTCGCCAAGTCCTTCGACCTGTTCGTCGGCATAGCGAAGGTTTCGGGCATACTGGCCTATTGGGCCAAGTGGCTGGAGTTCGGCTCCAGCGCCTACCGGGACAAGCCCGACGGCTACGGCTTCATGCGCCGGGCACTGGCCAGCAGCAAAGACCAGGTGATCGCCCAAATCGTGAGCGATGCCAAGAAACTGTTTGACCGCAAAATCAAAGAACTGCAAAGCAGATGATAGAAGCGCTGATAATATACCTCCTCGAAGTACACGCCACCACGGGCGTATCTTCCAACCTGCTCGATAGCGGGGGGGCTGGGGTGCGGGTCTATCACAACCGCATCAGGCAGTCGCACGGCAAAAACGCCGTTGTGTTCAACATCATCACCGAAACGCCGAACTATCGCCACCAACCGGGCAGCGGCAGCATAGCCGTGCAGGACGAGGTGGGGGTGCAGTTCGACATCTGGCACGAAAACGACCACGAGGCCCGCACCATTTCCAAAAACCTACGCACCATAATCGAAGGATGGAGCGGTGAGCACGAGGGCAGCACTTATAACTATATAATCCTGACCGCCACCCGTGACGCCTACGACGACAACCAGCGCATCGCCGGAAAAAGCCAGGACTACAACATCCGCAGAAATATCTAAAGCCATGAAACAAGTCATTTTCCTAATGGTGCATTTCTACCAAGGCACCACGTTCCGGCCAGAAGACGGCAACACCACCATCACCTCCGACCTGGCCATTGCTTGGGCCGACCTTGGCATCGTCCAAATACTCGGCGACGGCTGCGGCTGCGGCGAGCGGATAGAGGTCACGCCCGGCGTCACGATGGAGCCCGTCACCCACAACCCGAACCGCCCGTTCATGCCAGAAGACATGGAGGAAGTGGCCACTGCCCCGGCAGCGACCGAAGAAGCCCCAACCCCAACCAAAAAAAAGTAAACAACGCCGCCTCATGGCCCCGCCGATGGGTGGGCGCAGTGGGTCGGTATTTTCAATAACCAATTCAAGTATAAAGCTATGGCCAATGTAATTGATGCAGGTACCATCATGGTGAGCATCGGCGGCGTTGTAACGCACTGCCTCACGAGCACCACCCTGAGCGGCAGCGCCGACACGATTGATACCACCTGCCACAACACCGCCGGGGCAAAGAGCAGCCGGCCCGGTGCCAAACAGTGGACGGTCGCCTTTGGCGGCTGGTACACCGACGGCGACCACGCCACCGAAAAGGAGGTGGACGATTTCATCACCCTCATGGCAGCGGGCACCGAGGTGACGCTACGCTGGGGCAGCCAGGTATCTGGCAAGAAATACTACGAAATGCTTGCCTCGCTGACCGAAATCAGCGCCGAGGCCAGCGGTACCGGAAACAACGCCAGCTACTCCGGCACTTTTACCGTGAACGGGGTGCTCACACCGGGCACAAACCCTTAATTTTTAACGATGAACTGTGAATGGTGAACCTTGAATGGTTCGCCGTTCACCGTTCAAAGTTCACCATTCACCATTCAAAACTCATGCTGAAACAAATCAACATCGGGCAAGAAAACCGCCCCATCCATTTCGGCTACGCCGCAAAGCGCCGACTGGATGCCATCATCCAAAAAATAGCAATCAACCTCTGCGACGACCACCCCACGATGGGCATGAACATCGTCCAGAACACCGCCGCAATGGGGGCCATCCTCACCAACAGCACCGAATTCCAAATACAGCTACTAAAGGTCGGGCTAGAGGAAGGCCACAAGATTGCCACCGGGCAAAAAACCGTCACCGACATCAGCGAGGACACCATCTGCGCTTGGCTCGACGCCGACCCCCGACCCATTGACGAAGCCCTCGTACTCTACGCCGAGCAGTCCACCATCATCGCCGCCAAAAAAGCGGGCGAAGACCCGGAAAAGTTCAAAGCGAAGATGATTGGCAACGAGGAAGCGAGTACCCCGGAGAATCCGAGTGGGACACCCTCGAACGAATCGCCTTCGGCTGGCTCGGAATGACGCCGGAAGAATTGTACGCCACCACGCCCCGACAGTTCCACAACCGCCTCAACGGATGGCGGGGGCTGCGGGAAGCACAGAGCAGGGAGCAGCACGAACTCGTCCGGCTCCACGTACTGCTCACCAAGGCCGACCTGCCAAAGGGCAAGCAAAGCATCGGCCCCACCGACATCATCGCCTTCCCATGGGAGGCAAAGCCAAAAGGCAGCGCCCCCAGCCCCGAAGAAATACGGGCCATGCTCAAAGGCGCAAAAGAGGTGTGGGGTATGAAGCTCAGCCCCAATTTGGAAAAGTCGCTGGAAACGCAGCAATGATACAAGTCCACCGGAGGGAATCGCAAGGTTTTAAAACCAATTGTGTTTCAGGTCGCCGAGCGCAGGCCCTTCGGTTTTCTTCTGTCTGAATCAGGATTCACGGGATTAGAGAATTTTCAGGATGGTAGTAGTTGTCTGAATCAGGATTTACAGGATTTAAGAATTTACAGGATGCCCACGGGCCCCATCCTGCTAATCCTAAAATCCCGTAAATCCTGATTCAAACATTTGCCACGCACCATCCCCAAAATTCTCAATTCTCAATTCTCAATTAAAACACCATGTCCACCACCCTCGCAAATGTTCAGGTAAGGCTTGGCGCTGAGATAAGCCAATTCCAAAAGGGCCTCCGAAGCGCTGAGCGGGAGCTCCAGCGCTCCGCCGACAAGTTCAATACCTTGGGCAACAACCTAAGCATTGCCGTGTCGGCGCCATTGGCGGCCATCGGTATTGGTGCGCTGAAATCGGCGGGCGACATCGAAGCCCTGCGCCTTGGATTTGAAGCAACCATGACGGGTGCGGGCAAAAGCACCGCCGAGGCCACTGCCGAACTACTCAAGCTCCAAAAAGCTGCCGAAGCGCCCGGACTGGATTTTGAGCAAGCGGTGAAAGGCAGCGTCCGGCTGCAAAACGTCGGCTTTGAGGCGGAACAATCCAGAAAGATACTTTCCGAACTCGCCAACGCCATCGCACTCACAGGGGGCAATGCCGACCAGCTCGACGGCGTCACCAAGCAGTTTGCCCAAATGGCGGGCAAGGGCCGCATCCTACAAGAAGACCTCAGCATCTTGGTGGAAAACATGCCCGTGCTGAGTAAGGTAATGAAAGAGACCTTCGGCACCGCCAATGCCGAGGGCCTGCGCAAATTGGGCATCAGCACCGAAGAATTCATCCTAAAAACCACCGAGGGCCTTGCTAAACTAGAGCGGGTACCCGGCGGACTGAACAACGCCTTCACCAATGCGGGCGTCAGCATCAAACTCGCCCTCGCCAACGTCGGCGAAAGCATCAACAAAGCCCTCAACGTAACGGGCAACCTCGAAACATTCTCCACCTGGATAACCGACCTCGCTGGCAGCTTTGCCGCCCTTGACCAAGGCACGCAAAAACTCATTTTGGGATTTGGCGCTGCCGCTTTGGCCGCTGGCCCTGTGTTTAAATTGGTGGCGGGCAGCATCGAGGTATATGGCACGGCCCGCTCCGCCGTGCTCAGTATGGGCAAGGCGCTGGAAGTCAGCAAGTCGGCCTATGCAGCACTTGCACCAGAACTCGGCGGCGTTACGGCTGGCCTCCGCTCCGCTGGCCTCGCATGGAAAGCACTGGACGCCACGGCCAAGGCCACGGTAATAGGAGCAGCGCTGGCCGTGGTGGTAGCGCTGGGTGTGGCCTTCTACAACCTCAGCGACAGCATGAGCCAAGCTGCACAGGTGCAGCGCACACTGAACGACGTCACGCTCGACGCCCAAAAAAGCATCATAGCCGAACGGCTGGAAGCTGAAAAACTGATAGGCGTCATCAACAACGATGCCGCCAGCCACGACGACAAACTGGCTGCGCAAAAACGCTTGTTGGAAATAAGCCCTACCTATTTCAGCAGCCTAAGCCTAGAGGCCGCAGGCCACGAAAAGAACACCATCGCCCTGGGCAAGTACGTTGACCAACTGCTCAAGGCCGCACGGGTGCAGGCCGCACAGGCCAAGATTCAAGAATTGGAGGCCAAGAAACTGGAACTACAATCTAACCTCGGCGGCACTTTCCTGAGTTCCATCCCCGTGGTGGGGCAGCTCGCCACCTCCGACCAGATTGGACAGATACGGGCCATCGAGGCGCAGCAAAAAGCCTTGGCCGAGGTAGCGTTTTCAGCCAACGAAGCCAACCAACGACTACAGGCACAGGCCACCGCCACCGCCGGAGCGCCCATCACCGGGAACGCCCTGCCCGTAGGCGCAGCCC